TATAAAAATTTTTAGCAAAAAAAAACCCCCGTGCACAGACGGGGGTAACAAGAGAAGCGCCTAGAGTATATACTGCGGTAACGATGCCTATGTTTGATAACCTTATATCTTTCACACCCGACCCGGCAGGGGTAGGGGACTTTGTGCCTCTTAGTAAGGCCACACCCGGAGAAGTTCTCACTGCGCAAGTAGAGACGGCCAACTGGCTGACCAAGCTCGGTGTGCCTTCTGACGAGGCCATTGACGCTAAACAACAACAGGTCGCCGCACGAGACGCATTTACCTCGCTGCACTTTGACACAGACAACGCCAAGCAACGCTTGGCGCTTACGACAGTGCGAACGCCTGCTGCTGTGCAGCACCTGACCGGGATGCTGACCGCCTACGACTGGAACTTTATCGAGCACGCCAAAGAACTGCGTGGGTACACGGTTGCCAAGATACTTGAAGAAACCAAACACCCAGACGCCCGCATTCGCCTCAAGGCGCTCCAGATGCTGGGCGGGGTGACAGAGATAGCGCTCTTTACCGAACGCATAGAAGTTACCAAGAAAGATGCCACCGAAGAAGATATTGAGAAACGTCTGCGGGAACGACTGGCTAAGTTTCTGGCCCCCTCAGACGTTACCGATGTGACGGAAGTATCCGAGCCCGCGCTATTTGACGCAGTTGTCGCGCACCCCGATGCTTGAAGAACTGACACACGATGCGGTCAGTCGGTTGCTTGCCGACCTACCCAACATGCCCGCAGCCGAGAAGATGGCGCTGCTGGACGAGATAGAGACCTTAGACAAAAAGAAAAAACTAGTAAAGTGTCGAGAGGACTTCTTGGTTTTTTGTGCCTACATGTACCCCGATTGGAAAGAAGGGCCACACCACCGACACCTTAAACCGTTGCTGCACAACGTAAAAAATGGCGACGAGTTGCGCCTGACCGTCAGCATGCCCCCGCGCTTTGGGAAGTCAGAAACCATTGCCTACCTGTTCATTGCGTGGTATCTGGGGCATCACCCGCACCATCACATCATGATGGCTACGCACACCTCCACGCTGTCCGCAGACTTTGGCCGCAAGGTGCGCAACCTGATCGACACCGACAGATACCGTGAGATCTTCCCCCACACCATTGTTTCCCGAGACAAGTCCGCCTCTGACAACTGGGCGACAACTTCGGGGGGCAAATACCTTGCCATCGGTATCGGGGCAAACGTGGCCGGTCACGGCGCTCACTTACTGATTGCTGACGACTTGGTGTCCGAGCAGGCGGTGCTGGCAAACCCCGAGAGTACGTTTGATACGGCATGGACATACATGCAGGTGGGGCCGGTACAGCGCCTGATGCCGGGGGGACGTATCATAATGATAGGTACGCGGTGGGGTAAGAAAGACCCCATAGGCCGCGCACTGGCATGGGCAGAGCAGAACCCCGCCGCACTGCCTTGGCATGAGGTACGGTTCCCGGCCATACTGCCGTCCGGTAAAAGCCTGTGGCCCGGGCAGTGGCCGATAGACCAACTACTGGCTAAAAAAGCAGGTATGCAGCCGCAGTACTGGGCCGCGCAGTACATGCAGGAGCCCACCAGCGAAGAGGGGGCGTTGCTTAAACGCGACTGGTGGAAGATATGGGAAAAAGACGACCCGCCTGACATGGAGTTTGTCATGCAGGTCTGGGACACCGCGCACGAGACCAAGAGCAACAACGACTTCAGCGCCTGCACAACGTGGGGCGTCTGGTACAACGAAGAGAGCCACCGGCACGAGTTGATGCTGCTCAACGCCATTAAAGACCGTTGGGAGTTCCCGCAGCTTAAAGAGATTGTGCTGGAGCAGTACAAGGAATGGGAGCCCGAGTGCTTGCTGGTAGAGAAGAAAGCTGCCGGGGCTCCGCTCATTCAGGAGTTGCGGCAGATGGCGATTGTTGTCGAAGAGTACAGCCCGTCTCGCGGCGCGTCAGGCGTGTCCAATGACAAACGCGCTAGGGTAAACTCGGTGTCTCCTATGCTATTTGACGGTATCGTATGGGCTCCTGATTTCCGTTGGGCGCATGAAGTCATTAACGAGTGCGCAGAATTCCCCAATGGGGAGCATGACGACTACGTTGACTGCGTGACAATGGCGTTGGGCCGTTACCGGCGCGGCGGGTTCATTTCCTTGAAATCCGACCGGCAAGACGAACCTAAGATATTTAGGCGTGGCAGACAAGCCGCATACTATTAAGAAAGCACTGACATGGCGACAACCGGTCTAGACGCGCGCACATTGGAGCAGCTTAAGAGCGAAGGCATTGACCCTAGCCCTTTAAAAGAACGCAAGATTCCAAGTAGGGAGCAGCCGTACACAAGCGCGGGTTTGCCTTCTTTGCAGGTATTTGACACGCCTGCACTGCAAGGTACAAACACGCAAGCCTTTATGTTAGGCAGCAACCGTATTGCGGATTTCGATAAGAATCGCAGGCAAGCACAGGCAGTATTTATGCGTTCAGACGCAGCGCCATACGCACTTGCCCACGAGCAAGAGCACTTGTTAGCGCGGCAGGGGTTAGGCACACCCGCCAAGATTAACAGTAAATTTGATGAACTTATAGGTGAAAAAGGTGGTGCAGTTCGAAAACAGTTTGTTAAAGACGCCGCAGGCGCTGCGGAGCACCTCAAAACAAAGTACGGTATTGAGGACGCTTATTTTAGTCCCCAGATGTTAGAACAAGGCGGCACTGCGCTGTATGAGCAATTAGCTTCGTTGGCTGGATACGAAGCAGCAAACAATGTGGACTTAACCAAAGACCCTGTTCTGCGCAAAACGCTTTTCAAAGACAAAGAAGTGCGTGAGACGTACAACGCAATTACGGGGCTGCGCCAGACACGGCTGGATGCCCGAGACCTACCTCCTTATACTAGACAGTCTGAGCCTGCGGAACCGGGTGTGATAGACAAGCTAAGAAAAATGATTGGCTACGCTAGTGGTGGCTACGTGGAAAACGCTGGCACGCATAAAATTATTTAAGAAAGCACTGACATGGCAACCAACATTGACAAAGCGCTGTACCAAGCTCCGATGGGTTTGGATGACATGGGTGAGGAAGCAATTGAGATAGAGATTGTCGACCCAGAGTCAGTGAAGATTGGCATAGACGGCATGGAGATTGAGATTGACCCAGACGAGATGGGTGAAGAGGATTTCGCTGCAAATCTTGCAGAGGAGATGACTGAGGGGGCTATGCAGACCCTTGGTTCTGACCTAACCTCAGAAATTGACAATGACAAGGCAGGGCGCAAGGATTGGGAGAAAGCCTATACAGAGGGTTTGAAGCTGTTGGGTTTGCAGTATGAAGAGCGTACAGAGCCTTGGAACGGCGCTTGCGGTGTGTTTCACCCCATGATCACAGAGGCGGTTGTTCGCTTCCAGAGCGAAACAATCACAGAGACATTCCCCGCTGCTGGCCCAGTAAAGACCAAGATTATTGGCAAAGAGACTAAAGAGAAGAAGGAGTCGGCTGTCCGGGTTCAGGAGGACATGAACTATCAACTGACCGAGAAGATGGTTGAGTTCAGGGCAGAGCATGAGAGGATGTTGTGGAGCCTACCGGCTACAGGCTCTGCGTTTAAAAAGGTCTACTACGACCCCAGCCTTGGTAGGCAGGTTTCAGTGTTTATCCCGGCAGAAGACATCCTGCTGCCCTATGGCGCATCAGACATTCAGTCTTGCTACCGTGTGACGCACGTAATGCACAAGACCAAGAATGAGATAGTGAAGCTGCAAGCCGCTGGGTTTTACCGGGAATGTGACATTGGTGACCCAACCAAAGAAACCACCGATATTGAGAAAGCCAAAGACAAAGAGACCGGGTTCAGTGATTTAAACGACGACCGTTTCACCTTGTATGAAATTCATGCAGACCTTGACCTAAAGGGGTTTGAGGACACCGACAAGGACGGTGATGAAACCGGGATTATGTTGCCCTATGTAGTTACCCTGATTAAGGGTACGGGCGAGGTTTTGGCGATTCGCCGCAACTGGGAAGAAGATGACGACCTCCGACTTAAACGACAACACTTCGTTCACTACCAATACATCCCGGGTTTTGGGGCTTACGGCTTCGGCCTTTTCCACCTCATCGGTGGGTTTGCGAAGTCGGCTACCAGCATTATGCGACAGCTTGTGGACGCAGGAACACTGTCCAACTTGCCGGGTGGTCTCAAGACCAGAGGACTTCGGATCAAGGGAGATGACACCCCCATTGCCCCCGGTGAATGGCGCGATGTAGATATTGGCTCTGGGGTTATGCGGGATAACATCCTGCCCCTACCCTACAAGGAACCCAGTCAAGTTCTCTACACCCTGCTGGGGAACATCGTCGAGGAAGGCCGTAGGTTTGCCGCCACCGCAGATTTAAAGATCAGCGATATGTCTGGGCAGTCTCCGGTTGGCACAACTCTGGCTCTGCTGGAGCGCCAACTCAAGGTGATGACCGCAGTGCAGGCTAGGGTTCATGCTGCGTTTAAACAAGAACTGAAGCTATTGGCTCGGATCATTGCAGACTACACCGACCCTGACTATTCCTATGAGCCAGAGGTTGGTGAGAGAAAAGCCAAGAAGGAAGACTACGACGATGTAGATGTGATTCCGGTCAGCGATCCCAATGCAGCCACCATGAGCCAGCGGGTTGTCCAGTACCAAGCTGTGATTCAGATGGCGCAGATGGCCCCGGATATTTATGACTTGCCGCAGTTGCACCGCAACATGCTGGAGGTCTTGGGGATAAAGAACGCAGAAAAATTGGTTCCCCTGCCTGATGACCAGAAACCAACAGACCCAGTGACTGAGAACATGATGATTATTAAAGGGGAGCCGGTCAAGGCGTTCTCCTATCAGGATCAGAAGTCGCACATTGGTGTCCACATGGCAATGATGCAAGACCCCTCAGTTACTCAATTGATTGGGCAGAATCCAAAGGCTCCGCTTATTCAAGCAGCCATGATGGCTCACATTGCAGAGCATGTTGGGTTCCAGTACCGACAACAGATTGAGCAGCAGCTAGGAATGCCGTTGCCACCGCAAGATGAAAAACTACCTCCAGAAGTTGAGACCGCTCTATCTGGGATGATGGCCCAAGCTGCTCAACAGGTCTTGCAACAAAATCAAGCACAGGCTGCTCAACAGCAAGCACAGCAAAATCAACAAGACCCGTTGATCCAAATGCAGCAAATGGAGCTTCAGATTAAGCAGCAGGAGTTGCAGCTTAAAGCGCAAGATTCCCAGATGAAGAACCAGCTTGCCATGCAGCAGCTACAAGCTAAAAATCAACAAATGGCTCAACAAGCCGCCATGCAAGAGAAGAAACTGCTTGTGGACGCAACAACACAGGCTGACAAGCTCAAGCTAGAACAGCAGAAAGCTCAATTGCAGAGCCAACTTGCCGGGTTAAAAGTTGGGGCGCAGATACAGGACAGCAAAGCAAAACTGTCAGCGCAGCAACAAGAAGCTGGCGTCAGAATGGGTATTGATGTTGCCAAGAGCAAGGCACAAGCCACGCAGCCTAAAACACCGAAAGAACCAACATGATCAAAGATTTTGTGCGGGTACTGCGCGAAAAGATTCGTACCGACATGAACAACTACGCTGATGATTTGGCGGGTGGTGCTTGTCGCAATTTTGAAGAGTACCAAAAACTCTGCGGGACTATTCAAGGTCTAGCTCTCGCAGAGCGTTATCTAATTGACCTTGCTGATAAAGTAGAAAGAGCCGATGAGTAATCTAATTCTTCCACCCGGCATTAGTTTGCCAAAAACTATCCGACCTAGTGAAAACCCTAGTGAAGATGCGTCCCAAGAAGAGAAAGCCACGCAGTTACCCGACCCCACAGGTTGGAAATTGTTGTGCGTTGTGCCTGATGTAGAGAAAACCTTTGAGAATTCCAGTATTGTCAAAGCTGATCCCTACATGCGGCAAGAGGAACACGCCACCACCGTGCTCTTTGT